TATTATTCCCTTCAAAATCTTTCCAAGGCGCGCCGGTGCTCATCGCCTTCATTCGCTCATTAACCTCTGTTGCTGTCATGTTCTTACCTAAGTTATCCATTGACTCACGAAGCTTTTGATCGAATGAATCCCTTACATACTTAGTCATTGGGTCGCTTAATTGGTTACTCATAACACCGCTGGGTTTATTCATTATTTCTCTCCCATGTAATCAATTAACTTTTTGTTTATAAGTACGTTAACGCTGTAGCATACGTCACTATCGGTCTCGTCGTAAGCAACAAAAGAAAACTCGCTTTGTTGGCGTGGAGTGTGGAAATCCTCATATATTTCAACGTTATACTTATTTAATAGTTCGCGTAAATCCTTCTTGAAATCATCTTGAAAGCTCATCGTTTCTTCTTCTCCTTTGTCGAGTGTAACATCCGCAATAGGGATATGCTTTACCCCATTAGAATCAACATTCAAGTAGCCAGCGCCATGAAGCATGACCGAGGCGTGAGCAGCATCCAACTTCTTATTTAGTAACTTATATACAACATCCCTAGTGTCATCTTTATTAAAATCATCCATTTTAGTTTGCTCCAGAAAGTAACGCCGTAATAAAAAGCATAATAAATATAGACCCGAAGAATCTTTTTAAAAACCATACCAATAAAACGTCAGACCTAACCTTTTTGTCGTGCTTATTCATCACTTCTCTCCTATAGCGTTGCATTTCATTGAGTTATAAATTAACTGCTTTAGTTTATCCGGGGCTTCTAAACACTCCTTAGCAGTCATTGGTTCGTCTACGCCATAAACTTCTCTGGCTCTTTCCTCGGCGCTCATCGGATTATCCACAACCCTACAATGCTCTGCATGTCTCCAAGCGAAAGCCCCACCAACAGCGCAAGTGAAGTACACAACACCATCAACCTCTTCAACTAAATCTGTCATTTTAGTGTATCTATCATCTGGAATGTCACTATAGCCAAGGTGTTCATCCCAATAGAATTCAACGGTGTCACCAAGGTAAATAACCCTGCCATCAATATCTTTATACTTTGTTTCCATCTTTAACCCCCATAGCATCAATCATCTTGTTTAGTTTGTCGTGACGGCTAACGTTGTTGGTCATACGCTCGTAAGTCTTGCGGCACAAGCCCCAATACTCAAGAAAGTCTTTAACTAACCAGCCGTTACCGTGTAGTTTCATTGTGAAGCTATTCATTTAATCCCCAACCTTTGTTTGTTCTTGTGCTTTTACTGTATTTAAATAAAAGTCATTTAACTGTGAGGCTTTTACTTTCCTAAAATCGTCGAATTCAATACTTTCACTAAATGGCGTATCGGACAGATCAAAGCGCTTTCTCAGGTAACATTTAACCTTAAAGCCTTTAAACTCAACACCACCACTGACAAGGCTATAATCATAATTACGCTTTACTGCTAACCTGAATTTATCGCAGAATTTGAATTGTCTATCCGTCCATTTGAAATCGTTAAGGATTTCATCTTTTTTTAATACGCTTAGGCCGACATTACTCCACCAGCATAGCTTACCAGTCATAGCGCTTTTTAATAAGTAACGATCTTCGCCAATTTCTTCAATCCAAGACAGTTGCCACTCTGAAGGCGGCGCAGATTGCAAAGATATAAAATCACCCACTTCGGCTTGTTCTCTAAACCCACCCTTCCAATACCTATCACTAATAGTTGGGAATGACATTAATCGACTAAGTATTGAATTAAAAGCTCTTGTGTATGTTTCTTGATGTGCCATTAGTATTTCCTCGACAGTTATTCGTTATTTGCTGACACTATGTCAGTACGTATGAGTATAATAAAAATGCTATAATGATGCAAACCATAAATAAAGATAACCGAATGCTTGACGAAATACTATCAAAGCTCAACGCCATGAGCGAAGAGGATAAGGACGAACTCAAGCGAGAGGTAGACAACGCTATAGGCGATTTGAAGTGGATTCCCAACGAGGGCGCTCAAACCACAGCTTACATGTCTGATGCGGATTTAACTTACTATGGTGGGGCCGGGGGCGGCGGTAAAACGGATTGGGGCTTAGGTTTATCGTTTAACGAACACCAAAGAACGCTGATAATGCGCCGCAAATACACTGACCTGTCAGGTATTATTGATCGCGCTATTGAAATTAACGGCACTAAAGACGGATTTAACGGCGCTCCCCCCCCAAAATTAAGAACAGCAGATGGCCGGTTAATAGAGTTTGGCGCAGCTAACCGGGTTGGTGACGAGCAATCATTCCAAGGTAGACCACACGACTTACTTTATATCGATGAGGCCGCTCAATTTGCAGAGTCACAGGTAAGATTCTTAATGGGTTGGGTCCGTAGCGTAAAAGAGGGACAACGCTGCCGGGTTTGCCTTGGCTCTAACCCTCCGTTATCAGATGAAGGCGCTTGGCTCGTTAAGATGTTTGCTCCTTGGCTAGATAATACCCACCCAAACCCGGCTAAGTCTGGTGAATTAAGATGGTTCGTTACCGATGGTGGCTATGATTACGAGGTTCCTTGTGATGGTGAGTTTGTGGTTTATGATGATAAGGTCAGAAGCGCAGAGCCTATTGACGGCACCAACACGCTAACGGCACTATCAAGAACGTTCATACCCGCAAAGCTAAAAGACAACCCTTACCTAATGAGAGATAAGCAGTACAAAGCACAGCAAGACGCTTTGCCACCTCACTTAAGGGATGCCATCCGTGATGGTAATTTCAGCGCAGCAAGAGAAGATCACGAGCTTCAGTTAATACCTTCAGAGTGGATTAAAGCAGCTAACGACAGATGGCGACCAAACCCACCAAACAAAGCGCCGCAATGCGCTATCGGTGTTGACATAGCTCAAGGTGGCAAAGATCAAACGGTTTTAGCGCCTCGATATGATGGCTGGTTCGATAAACTAATTAAGTACCCCGGTAAAGACACGCCAGATGGCAAAACAGTAGCCGGTATTATCATCAAACACCGCACAGATAACAGTAAAATAATTATTGATATGGGTGGCGGATATGGCGGGGCCACTTACGAAAAGCTCATAGAGAATATTAACCAAGAGCTAGTTGTCAAACATAAGGGCGCTGAGAAATCATCAAATAAAACCAAACAAGGTGGCCTAACTTTCTACAACAAAAGGGCTGAAGTTTATTACAGGTTAATGGAAGCGTTAGATCCTTCACAACCTGGCGGGTCACACATAGCGTTACCTCCTGACCCGCAATTATTCGCTCAACTATGCTCTATAAGGTTAAAGCAAGACGATTTAATAGTTATTCAACTTGAACCTAAAAAGCAATTAGTTGAAAGAACGGGAATGTCACCGGATGATGCTGATGCCGTGACTCAGGCGTGGAGCGCCGGACCCAAGCAAGACAACTTTAGGGGCGGGTGGGACAGCTACCAAAGCAACGCAGGGCAACGAGCAGTTAAGAAAACCAACCGCTCAGCGTCAAGGTTTGATAAAATAAGCCGTAAATGGTAAAATCGCAACAACTAACAAGGGGTTTGCAATGACAGATGTTAAGAAGCTTTTTCACACGGTAACAGGCGGCCTGTTTGAGTCTCCTGAAATGCCCGAAATACCAGACCCGGCACTGGCTCCTGACCCCGAAAGCTTAGCGGGTAAACGAGCTAAAGAAAAAGAAATCAAGCGCCGTAAAACAAGCGGCAGAGCTAGCACTATCATGAGTGAGAGTAGTAAACTTGGCTAAATTAGAGGTCCACGACCTAAAGAGGCAAGCAGAGGATTTGTTTACTAAACAGTATCCCATGCTATCGCTGTATCAAACATTAGCAGATCACTTCTACCCCGAGCGTGCCGATTTCACTGTGACTCGTAATATCGGGAATGAATTGGCTGACTTGTTAGTTGATTCGTATCCTGTTTTAGTGCGGCGTGACCTGGGTAACTCATTCAGTGCCATGTTGCGTGATGGTGATTGGTTTAGCATGGGCGTTAAAGGCGAGGCAGACTATGATGGTGAGGCATGGCTTCAATGGGCCAGTGGTCGACTGAAAGACCTGTTTGATGATCGTTCAGCTAACTTTGTCAGAGCCACTAAAGAAGGCGATCATGATTTTGCTACGTTTGGCCAGTGTGCAATTAGCATTGAGATGAACAAATTCAAGAATGGCTTGCTGTTTAGAAACTGGCACCTACGCGATATGGCCTGGTTTGAGGATGAAACCGGCTCAATATCTGGTGTAGTTAGACGGTGGAAACCAACCAATGCACAACAAAAGAGCTATTTCGGCGATAAGGTCCATACCAAGGTAAACGAAAACGTTAAAGATAAGCCATTTGAGACAAGCGAAGTTCATCATATGGTGCTGCCTGGTGAGATGTATGGCGATGAATCCATTAAAAACCCTTACGTTTCCATATTCATTGACGTGGCCAATAACCATTTAATTGAAGCTGTTGGCATTAACCACAAGTATTACATCATCCCCCGCTTTCAAACTATCGCTGGCGGTGCCTATGCGTACTCTCCTGCCACTGTTGTCGGTCTACCTGATGCAAGAGCATTGCAAGCGATGACTCACACGCTGCTGGAGGCTGGGGAGCGTTACGCACGGCCTCCAATGATAGCCACTCAAAAGGTTATCCGCTCAGATGTTGACCTGGCACCAGATGGGATTACCTGGGTAGATGACGAGTACGACGAAAAGATGGGCGCGGCGTTGCGCCCTATTGCTCAAGATCGCGGTGGCTTCCCAATTGGCTTAGAAATGCGCGGCGACATTAAGCAAGTGTTAGCAAGCGCTTTCTATCTTAATAAGCTGTCCCTTCCTGATGTGACAAGGGAAATGACAGCCTATGAAGTAAGTGAAAGAATGAAGCAGTTTAGGCGTGAAAACCTCCCATTGTTTGCTCCCATCGAATCGGAATACAACGGTCAATTGTGTGAAGTAGCTTTTGAGATTGCCATGCAAGGCGGTTTACTTGGTTCACCTTACGACATACCTGACTCATTAAGCGGTCGTGATGTTAAGTTCAAGTTTACCTCGCCATTATCCGAATCAGAAGAAGAGAAGAAAGCCAACAAGTTTAACCAAGTTAGCCGTATGCTTGCCGAAGCTGCTGTTATCGATGAAGGCGTTACTGATAACGTGAACTTTGATGTTGCATTACGCGATGCCATCAACGGCATGGGCGCACCGGCACAGTGGCTTAACGGTCCAGAGCAGGTAGCGCAAGTCAGACAGCAGAAAGCATTAATGCAAGCTGCTGCAATGGCTCAACAGGGTGAGGTTCAGCAATGAGGTTTGGACCAGCGATAGACGATGTATTAAAGTATGGACACACAGCGAGGCGCGAGTGCGACTTTGAACATACCCACATTGGATTTCGATTGCCTGATGACAAGTCAGACTTAACCGGCGGCTATTTCTATAAATCGTTTATTCCTCCATACCCATATGAAAACCCAGGCACGTATGAGATAAACCAGTGGGTACAAGAATGTGTTAGAGATAACAACCTGATTACCGTACCGTGGACACCTGACACCTTTGATATGACCGCACATGATTGGGTGATAAATGAAACCTAAAAACATAAGCCTACAGGTTAGGCAACCACACAAGCACGAGCATGAAGCCCTTAAAAACTTAAGCAAAGGAGTAGCAACGGATTATCAGCAGAAAGCAGCACTTAAATACATTGTAGAAGCACTATGTAGAACGCACGACTTGCTTTACATACCGAACAGTTTTGACGAAACAGCCTTTATAAATGGACGGGCGTTTGTCGGTCAAAACATCACCAGAATACTAAAACAGCCAATAGGCAAATACGATACCGAGGCCGAAAATAATGTTTAACTTAAATAGAATTACCCAAGTATACCGCTCACCAGAGCCTGATGCCGGTGTAGCACCAGTAGCAGAGCCAGCACCGGCAGAGCCAATAGCTACGATAGTAAGCGATCCGGCACCGGCACCCGCACCGGCTCCTTCGGCTGAGCCTGCACCAGCGGATCCGTTTTACAGCTCATTACCTGAAACATGGCGCAACGAGTTAGTTGATTCGCTAGGACTCAGTGAAGATGAATCCGCCAAAAGATTGACACAACTTGGCAGGGTGACAGATCTAAAAGCCCTAACCAAAATCCATTTTGAAGCTCAAGACAAAATTCGTGAAGGTGTTAAACCTGTCGGGTTAAACGAAAACTCAACTGATGAGCAAATAGCAGAGTACCGGGAAGCTAATGGCATTCCTGATTCAGCAGAGGGCTACAGCGACTCGTTAGAAGAGGGTTTGGTGCTAGGTGATACTGACTCGCGCATAATGGATGAAGTATTTAAGGTGGCTCACGATAACAACGTTAGCACCGATGTTATGGGTCAGTTAACCAATGCCATGCTCACCGCCAGGGCAGCAGAAGAGCAGCAGATTGTACAGCAAGACGGCTTAGATACTCAAAATACCCGCACTATGTTAAATGAGCAATGGGGTTCTGACTACCAAACCAACATCAACATGATCAGCGGCCTAACTCAGCAACTTCCCGAAGCTGTACGCGAAGACTTCATGAACGCACGAATGGCAGATGGTCGGGCAATGTTTAATTCTCCCGAAGTGGCTCAGTTTTTTGCTGATGTCGCAAGAAAGGTTAACCCGGCTGGCACCGTGGTCCCTAACTCAGCCAACCCAACTGAAGCTATTGACAGTGAAATAGCAACACTCGAAGCTAAAATGGGTACGGATGCCTGGTTTAAAGACACCAAAGGGCAAAAACGTTACCAAGATCTAATCACAGCACAAGAAAATATGAGGCAATAACATGAAATTTATAAAAGAAAACCCATGTGTACCGCACTTAATGGTTTTAGTATTTAACATCTTTGTTTTGTGTTATGTGGTTTTGGCATGAAACATAGCGTCACCCCAAAAGTAAACGAGGATAACCAACATGGCACATAAATCTGACTACGGCAACCAACCGAGCAACCAGAAGTTTAAGAAAACCAGTAACACCAGTGGTCGCTCGACGGTTAAAACCAATACTCGCAAGGCTAGTTACCGCAACCCGGCGCGTAAGAAGCCTCAGAAACTAACAACCATAATGACAGGTGGATATTAATGGCCACTAAAGCCGAAGTAAAAGCCATCGTGAAAGAGATAGCAGAGCATCGTGATAACCAGCCAGCAATGGCCAATGGGCTGATCCTTGCGCTTGCTATCTTGAATGATGAGCATGAGCCTAAGTATATTGACATTAAAGCCAAGTTAAACCCTGGTCCTGTAATGTTTGTTGAAGATCCGAAATCCCCTATCGACGGTTCATTTGCCTACGCTCTTACCGAGATGGAAGCCAACGGCAACAAAGTGTGTCAAAAGGGCTTTAAAGACTCTGTGATGTCATTTGAGAGAGGCAGGTTTTACTTAACAAGCCCTAATCGTGGTCGGGAATTACTAACTGAGTTTCCTTTTTATATGGTTGCCGCTAAAAATTGGGTGATTTATGAATCAAGTTAAGGTAGGTCACACGGTTTACGCTGCCTGTATCGATGACGTTAAAGAGGTGGGCTTTGTTCTGCCCATTACTATTGTTTCTGATAAGTTTGATATCAGGCTTGATGAAGGCGCACATATGCGCTATGCCCATCGCAAATGGATGAACAACTTGATCCAGGCTAAACAGGTTAAAGTGTACCGGTCAAGACGCAAAGCAAGTATGCAGTTAAAGTTAAGAGGTATCACTTAACATCGTTAAGCGCCTTTGAAATAGGGCGTTAACCGATGCAAAGTTGCTATTAACGCACAAAAGCATTAAAATTGTAAATGAACAACCGTACATAGACCCCAAATAAATATGGTGCGACCC